TTATTTCTTCAATACGACCGCCTTTCTCGGCTCGTCCCACTCCACTTGCAATCCAAGTAAGGCGGCAAGCTCTCTTGTTTTCGCAAAAGTAGTTCCCTGGTCGTTTACATAGGAGACTTCCTGTCCGTTCACGGTCACTTTTTGCGTGGAAGGCTCCCATTCCACGGCTCCACCCACTGCCTCCGCAATCATTCGGATGGGTACATACGATACGTCATCGATTAGTTTGCCTGTGGAAGTGAGTGTCAGTTCAACTGCGCACTTATCCACATTAGGCTGTGGTTTTTGTGGATAAGCTGTGAGAAACCTGTGGACATCCTGTTGAAACTTTGCCCATGCGTTCTTCGCTGACATTTCCGTATATGTTTGCGCGGTCGTATTGACGACAAAAAAGGCTGGGCAGTTTTTCCCCGTAATGTCGTAATGACGCCACAGGTGCTCGGCTCCCCAGCCATGTCGTTTCAAGATATCCGCGGTCAGCGCCACTGTTTGCTCGTACATTTTCGCAAAACTTCCATCTGCATTGACGCACATTTCAATCCCAATCGTGCAGTTGTTCGGGTAGTTGCTCAATTTGGTCAAGGCGGCCTGTGAATAAGTTTTCGCCCCGACATGGTAGCCCATCTCGTCCTCGGGCAGACAGCGAATGATTTGTTTGTCGTCCACGATGTAGTGTGCGCTCGCGACTGTCGTTGGTTTGTTGAAGTAGTTGCGGTTTGCGGCGGCATTTGCACCGCTGCGCTCGTTGGCCGTCCAGTGGATGACGACACCTTTTGGGACGATTTTCTTTTTGGGGCGGGAATTTACGTTGGTCAGAAGCATCTCGGTGATTTTCATTGTTTACTAGGACTCCTTTCGTTTGGCTCGCTCAGCCTTTGCCTTGATTTCGGCGCTGACTAATTTCTCGACGGATTTGGGCATCGGCCAGCCTGCGCGGTGGGCATTGGCGGTCAGGCTTGTCCAGGTGTGGTAGATAAGGCCGAAGGTGACACCGTAGAATAAGAATCCTGGGGTGCCCATGACGCGGTCTAGGAGATTGGCTACGGCAGGTAGGGCCATGAGGAATAAGGTGCGTGGGATTCGGGACAGGCCGTAGTCGGAGGAGTAGGATTGGTCCTTTTTGGCGGCGGAGATGCCTGTGATCCAGTCGAGGACGATCATGAAGAAGAGGACGATGAGGATGTCTTGGCGGTTCGTGCCGTATAGATAGTGAAAGGCGGGCGACACGATGGCACCTGCTGTTGTCGCCCAGGCGTTTGCTGGGGTTGCGATGCTTTCTAGGCTGTGTAGGGATTTCATAAGTTCGTACCTCCTCGCCCCTTTTGGGGAACAAAAATAGCCCCGCTAGGTACGGGGCTGACGTAATTTCTCTGAGTATGAAGTATTAGTAGCTTTAAAAATCTTGGTTAGTAATTTGCTTGAATTCCTTTGGCGAGATTTCTCCAAAAGGATTGGATGTTGTTTTTACTGCTAGCCGCAGCTTTTCTGCTGTGACCCAATTCATGCTAAATGCCAACTCCCAAAATGCCATCAGTTAGCACCTCCTTTTAATTGAATGAGCTCAAGCTTAACTTGGGCTAGATGCTCGCCCATTGTTTGGATTAACGCATCCTTTTGGATGTTGCTAATTTTGAGTGTGGAAAGCTCCTGTCCCATTGTCATTACTGGATCTGTTTGTTGCTGCTTTCTAATCTCTGAAATAGACTCTTTATTTTGCATCTTCATTAATCGAACGCACCCCCATAACCATTTACAAGTACACGTTCCTTAGCTGTTCCTTTGTCGATTGTCACCCATAGATTAATAGCCCATTCGGGAGCTGTTTTATTCTTATTGGTGAACAAATAGCCTCGGTTGACCTTTACCGCATTTGTGCAGTCTTCCCATGTCGGCACATCATCTAAGTAGTTATTGCAGACTTTCACACTTTCAATTGACGAGCCTTCTGGCAAGTATCTTTCAAGTGTCACTAAGACACGTAATGGCATACCGTCCAAAGTGAAGTCTGCTTTAATATCTGGATTTCCGTACTCTAGCAAAAATTCTATATGAGTCTCTGTTCGGGTGAATGTGTAAATCCGTTCGGATGAGACTCCCGCGCTGTCCGTGGCAACGATCTTGATTTGATGCTGCATGTCCAAATCCAATCGAATCCAAGCGTCATGGCTAATTTCAACTGTGTATTGCTGTCCGGCTACGCCCGTAAATGACCTGATTTGCTTGCCGTTCAGATACTCGCTAAAAGTGAAAGTATTGCCCTCTGGATCGGTGGCTGAATAGTTCACGCTTGGAATTTGCATGAACGCGCCGAGGTCTTGATCTGTTCCGCTGATGACGGGAGCCATGTTGTATTTTACTGTGAAAAACCTAGCGCCTATGTCAGATGTTAGGTTATTTGTTGTATCTACGGCGTGCGTGTTCGCTACGTGCTTTTTGTTTTCAGCTAGTATCGGCGATACTGGCGTGTTTCCGTCGAACATTTGCTTGTTTTTGTATGTGAAAGTCTTGCTGAAATTGTATGGCGTGACACCGTCAGATACAAATGTACCAATCGGAACGTTTCCAGCGAAAAAGCTAGTGTTTACTACAATTACAGTGCCGGACATCTCACTCTTCGCTTGACCTGCGATTGTATAACTCATTCCTTCTATCAGTTCCAAGTTGTCGGCTGGGCTTGTCAGTGTTACTGTAGGTTGTTTTGCAACTTCCCACCTCCCAAAGAAAGAAAGCATTTGCGCGTTGTCATACGATCTCCTTCTTCTGTAAATGCTCGGAGGAACAGTGAACTTAGTCCTGAAACTTGCATCACGGAATGATGATGTGGCGTTAATGTACGATCCTTGCACATCGCTAGCTCGTACTGTAGACGATGGGAATGTGATAAACCCGTCGTTAGAGTAAGTGTGGTAAATGTATGACACGTTAATGATATAAACGTGAACTTTGTTGTCTGGAGCAACGGACATAGATGTATCCCAGCAAGCGCCCAAATCAACGTATGCGCTCCAAGTAGCTCCATTGTCAATAGAGCGTCTGTAAATCGCCTTAGATACATCGTTTATGGTTATGGCTCCAAATGTATGAACTTTTCCGTCAGGCGTCACGGCTACTTGCGGGTTGGTGACATTGCCAACACCAGCACTTATCGTCGGAATCGCGCTCCACATCGATGTGGACTTATTCAAAACGCGACCAGCGAAGTACACTAACCCTCCTGTAGATTCTCGGAATACAACGTACTCATAAGCTCCGTTAGGCGCTACGTCAATGGATACGTTGGAACAGTTAGAGTTAGATAGATTGTGGCTAGTGATGGCTCCGATGTACGTCACTCCTGTTATTTCACCAACGCTGTTCAACGTTACGTCATTCCTGAATACATTGAAGGAAGCTTGGTTAGTTGGAGTCTTAGAGGCGGATGCCACTAGTAATTTGTTGTTGGTCTTGTCGAACGCAACAGACAACCCTTGGGTGTCAACTACGGTTAATACCGTTGTAGCCGGCTTTGTTATCAGTGAGTTGGTCGTTAGCGTGGTTACGTCGAGAGCCACAGCAGAGATGGTCGTAGCGTTAGACGGGTACACGACATACAACATATTTTCGTTTGCAATTGCTGTAAGTCCCTTCAAAAACGATCCGTTTATATCTCCAGAAAGAATCCAAGTCTTGCCTTGATCTTTACTCAAAACAATAGACGCTTGAGTGGCAGAAGACGACCGGACTACATATCCCAACCAACCGTTAGCGAACCGCATCACAGGGACGGAAGCTGTAGACGAGAAACTTCCGCTTGCCACTTCTGTAGGAGCGTTTATGTCTCCGTTTTTTTGCTTTACGGAAAACGGAGCTGACTCAGCTACTGTAGACATTGAGTTTTTATCATCTATAGACATGACGCCGACTTTTGATACGTTAGTGTCAATCATAGGTTGACAGATGATGGAAGGGTTAGTTAAAGTCGTCGTGTCAAGATATTTCCACGCTCCTGTCTCTCCGTCTTGCTGGTATAATCTGTAGCTAACAGGGTCGCCGTTTGGATCGACTCCCGGAGAGTAGTTGATTTTAATTGTATCGCCGACTGTGTATTCGATCTTGTCCACAGTCACGTTAGATGGCGGTGTTGGAGGTTCGTTTTGCGTTGGTTCCAAGAAGATAACCCTAGCTTCACCAACACCTTGAGAACCGAAAGTGATTACAGAATAATTATCCTTGAACTTCAATTGACTGTACATATATCTGCCGTTAGACTCGAATGCCGCTCCTGAAAATGTCCTAGCGTTTAGTTGTTTTGTTGATAAGTTGTCTGGCGCGATACTCGCTGATACTGCGTTGGTTACAGTTGATGTGAATGCATAATTCTTTGTGGTGGAAGCAGACGTTGCTGGAGCTATCATCCTGAATACATTGCTATGATATGGTGTTCCAGCCGTTTCCTTTACAGCCTTAACGTTTCGCAACGTATCGATAGATAATCCCCAACCAGAAATGTTTGCACTACTGTTTGTAGATGTGAATATCGCCGCTGGTTCTGAAGCTGTTGCTCTTTTGTGATAATAACCAGTTCTCGCACTTCCTGTAACTGTTTCAGATATCTTTGTCCACCCGGAAGGAGCGACTAAACCAAAGTTGCTCACGTTGTTGATAACGGTAGCAATCATTAAATCTCCGGCTTTTGTACTCGCGTGAGGTTGCAGGGAAATGGATGAACTAGACGCCTCGAAAACAGAAACAGCACCTACGTTTTCTACTGCCTTTTTATCTCCCGTGGGAGCAACGTAGTCAATTGTCAGCTTCGGTCTTACTGATGTCGATGGAGCGTTGCTTGAATAAAACTCGATTCTGTCTCCGCTAACAATCTGACCACCAATTGTTTCAGAGACATATTTAAGGCGGAATCCGACCATCTTTAGTGTTCCGTCAGACCAACCGCGAACTATGTTGGTTACGTTTACGTTAATGGTGCTGTCTGCCAGAGGGTCTGTTTCGAACGTAACCTTAACGTTTGTTCCTGCTGGTTGGTTAGCCCATGTCACAGATTCTTGTTCCCACTCAGTCGCGACAGCCTCAACTTCGATTTTTTTATTTGCCGCGCTTTGGTAAGTATATCTAGAAAGGGTGAGTGTTGCGTTGGCGATAAGCGCGTCATTCGGCAAAAGACCAAGGTCAAAGTAAAGCAGACCTCTATACGCACTACCGTTGTTCAACGAAAGTCCTACAGGAATTTGCTGGGCGAGGTGATCCATTACTGTATTTGGTTGTGATTGATATACACAGTTATCGCGCAAAATCGAATTAGATGTATCTAGAGTGATTACAGGCATTGTTCTCCTCCTTAATTAATTCTTTCTAGCACGACTATCGTATGCCTCATGATCGTGTCTGATGGAACCGGGACATATGTGTTATTGGTGCTGGCTCTTCCGCAAATGTCCGTTCTTGCGCCCCATTCCCGTTTCTACCATCTAAACCTCCAACCGACTCTGAGCTTCGTTATAGTAGCCCCGAATCACCCTGATAAAGCTGATAGTAGACAGGTCATCGTTGAAATTGTTGTGTACGAATCCGTCCGGCAATGTAGATTCGATTGTATTCACGCGCACTTTCAGGTTCGAGACATCCGCTTTCAACACAGCCAGCTCCGCGTAAGCATCTGCAATCCCCTGCTCCCAACGGTTAATGTGGTATTCGGTAACCGGATCATCGTGTTTCCAGTCCGTTTTCGCTACATAGGACACTTACACCCCTCCTCTCACTTCGATAACAAAGGATAAATTTATGATCTGCGCCCCGTTCATTTCAATGTTTCCTGTCTTCTCAGCAACGACGGCTCCAGTTCTGGTCCTCAACTTTGCACTCGTGATTACTGGCACGCTAGCGACATGTTGGGCAGATACTTGTAATGTAATTCCGTCTTTTATGCCTGCAATCGGATGCGAAGCAATCTCCACAGCTTGTACAGGCACTGAAACTGAGCCGTTTATCAAAATGTCGCCGCCCGACACCCTAGCCAGCAAGTCATTCCGGACGGTTTGAAGATAGCTTGGCAAGATCATTTCACGACCTCCTCGTAACGCTTGATTGGTGTCATCCCTACACGAAATTCACTGACCTTGTGGTACTCCTTAATCCCAACCACTAAGACATCTCGCAGCACGATCTTCTCCGACACAACTGGTTCAAAAGCGACTCCATTACAATGAACTGGCCTGATTCTCTCAACAGCTTGAACTGCATTCTTTGTATCGAATCGATCCTCAATCGGGTAGACGTACCGAATCACCTTTTTGCCGTAATCCTCGACCATCTGGACATGCTTGAATGACGAGGAACTCAAACCAATTGCACGCAGCACGCTTGGGGTAAATCCAAGATACGACCAGTGTTTTTGCTGGATATTCTTTCGCCGTTCCTCCACGCTAAGCAATTGCTTTCTTCCGAAATAAATCCAATCCCAGACATCCAGCCCCCAGGTAGCTGACCATGGGCTAAACTGCTGTAAGATGTCCTCACGCTGCAAATTGAAAGCATCTACAACTGTCCCTGAGCCTTCAAAGTGATATTCCGCCACTTCATTCTCGTACCATTGCGGCGGCAGCATCCGCCGATAGCGTTCTGGAATCATGTTGTCACCGCCATGGTTAGGGTCGATACAGAGTCAGCAGGCACCGTCAAATTCAATTCCGCGCCGTTTAAGGTGTAGCCTGAGAAGTCTATTACACCATCCACGAAAAAGAGCGCTCCTATCTGCTGGTACACGATCTGAGAACGCCCTTTTAGGTAGGTTTTGATTTGCGTAGTAATTTGGTCTTTGACCTTCTCGAATTCCGCATCTGGTCGCAAAGCAAGTTTTACAGCGATAGTCACCGGATAAACGTTCGCTGGCAGTACCTGCAAGTCGTGCAAGGCCCTTCGTTTGTCTTCCAGTTTCGTCCGTACACTCGTAGCCAGTTCCTGCCCGGCAGGATTGCCTGTCAGGTCTGTGATATACACGTCGATAGATAGATCATGCCGCGTCTTCTCAATAGCAACGGCTCCTCCTACCCCATCTACATTTCGTGCCCACCGCTCGTAGTCTTGGCGTCTGCCGTCTCCCTCTTCTGTACGAGCTCGATCAATTAAGCGCTGCCGATATGCGTCGTCTGTCTCCGCCTCATTGCGAGATAAGCCGAAGAATACGCCTGTTGCATCTAAAAACTCTCCATCCGCCCAGGGGAGAAAACGCTGGAGAAAACCGTACTCAAATAACTGCTGCTGATCGCTGATTTCCTCTGCGATCGGATAGCCGAGGTCATAAAAGATTTCTCCCTCTTCCGTCGCTGGTGGCGTCTCTCCACGCTTTTGCGCTATCAATGCCATCCGATTTGCCATCCGCTGATAAATCTGATCCGGGGTTTCCCTGAGAATCGGCATTTCTGGTTTGTCTAACGTTGCCATGTATTCACCTCCGTCCTAGTTGTCCCTCTCGTGCCCTCAATTTCGAGCGAAAAAATGATCCGGTTGTTCTCAAACCGAATGTCTACCACTTCCGCACGCTCAACCTCACTGTGAGCCTCTAGCGCCTCTTGTGCTTGCGTCTTAATCGCTGGCAGCGAAATGCCCGAGCCCATCCTTCCTGTCTCGTATAGAAAGTCTACGCCGTATCTTTCCGAGTAAATCTCGTACCGGAAACGACGCGTATTCAGGATTTTCTTTGCTGTCTCTTCCAGGTACTCTGCATAGGTGGTCGTCCGCAAATAGCGACCATCTGGCCCTTGCTGCAATTGTTTTGTGGTCCAGTCGAATTTGTATGTCCACGGAATTGGGTTATCTGGAGATTGAACCAGTTGTGTTTCGTCTCCGTTCAGCTCTGGAAACATTACTCCACCACCCCAAGCAGGAGGTATTGCTCGTTGTTGCATCGCAACAGGGCTACTTTTTTGCCCACATCTTCTGGCTTTAACTGGGCAGAACGCAATGCCGACAACTCATACGGTTCCAAGGGTGTCGGGTCCTCGTCGAGCTTTACAGACAAGGGTGAGAGCGACAAAAGCTTGCCGAATTCCCCTTGCGTATTCTCGATGCCGTCCTGTGCGTGCCCTCGCAATTTTGCAATGACTGAATGCATCCCTTACGTCCTCCTTTCCAATTGGAGATCCATTGTGTATTGACCGCCTTGCCAGCGCGCTTGGCAACTGGTGACGATCCAATCCGTGATGGTTTTATTATCTTTTTCCATGATTTTGATGAGCCAGCCCGCACGTAACCTAGCGGCATTTTCATCCTCGTGCTTGACCGAAATGGAGCGTGTCTTGGGGATTTTGGACAACTCTGCGAGTTGCTTAGCTGCCAATCCAGCTACGTTTTTGTCTTCACCTGCATCGATGATTTTTTGCATGCGTCCGAGTTGTTTGACCAGATTATCGTTAGATTTCGTTGCACTACTTACCACTCGATCATCCCGGTAGCGTTCTGCTGTCACGACGGTGTATACATCCTCGATGCTCTCACCCGTTGAGCCGCTCGTGAGCAGGCTCGCTTTGAACATAGGGATGATACTGTTTTTCCCCTCGGGGAGTACCGTCAGCTTGTCACGCTGGTATTGCACGAAATAGCGGATGCCTGTCTTTTCATAAGCTTGCTCGGTCAGCGAACTAAAGAGAGACGTGTATGATTGGGATGAGATTCTCTCCTTAATCGTGAAACCAAAGGAAGGGCAGCTAAAATTGATACCTGCCGACTTGATGATTCGTGCAAGCTCTGTCCCTGCGTCTCCGTCCAGCTTGAGTCTGGAGATTTCGTTTTTTTGCAAATACCAGCCAAGCTCGTATGCTGTTGCGGATAAGTCGCCTGTCCGATCGTCGCGATCAAAGCGAACCAACGGGCCATGAAAAAGCTGCTGGGATTCTTTTAGCTCTGCACCTGCAAAGAGCATCAAAAAACCCGCCGATTGTAGCGGCGGGCCTTCCTTGATTCTCACATCGCAATTTTGCGCGATTTGTCCCCTGGCAGAGGACCAGGACAACTCGGTAACGGCTGGGGTCAGGTCATAGCGGGTCTGTTCTTTTCCGTAAATGACTTTCATTTCATCTGCCCTCCGTTACATTCTGTTTTCTCTTTCTAGCTTTTCGTTAATCTCTCTTTTCCTGTCTTCCAATCTTTTGCTGTCTATTCGTGGGGCCGCTTGCTGCTTTTGTGTCTTCTTTGCTACCTTCCCGCTCGTATTCGGACGAGCTGGCTGCTGTCGAGTGATGACCGCACCCGGGGATAGAAGCTGCGTCTGATTGCTCCACGTAATGAATTCATCTTTGACAAACAACGGTAGCTCAATCGAGCCGTGAAAATCGACGTTTTTTCCAAGAAATTTTCCGTCGCATGGCCCAATGAGCACATTCCAAGCCAGATCAAGTTCGTCAATAGTCAAAAGTGCTTCTGAACCCGTTAAGCGATCCAAGCCAGCAAGCCACTGTCTGGGACCTTGATAGCCCTGTACCTCGACGTAGGGAGCCGTACTGTCTCCGGGTAATACGAAGTCAAAGGAAATGGACTTTGGACGTCTGGAAGAGATGCGGTTGCCGGACAATAACGTGATTGATGTTGTACTCTCGATGTCGTTGCCATAGCCACGAAACTGGATTTCCGCAGGTGTAACCGGAAACGTCAGCCTATATTTTCCTTGTAGACGGATCATGTCGTTACCCCTCCCCTCGTCTCTAGTGCATCCAGCAGCGAGCGTTCGATGATGTCTTTGATGCGTTGGGCGACAGACGGGTCACTGAGCATCTTCAGCATGGTCGGTATATCCTGTAGCACGCCCTGTACGTGTAAAGGTATCGAAATTTGCGGAATGGTGATAGAGACAGGCTGCGATTTTACTGGATCGTTGCTTACAGGTGAGAGATTGGGAATAGGAGGACCAGCTGGTATTGGTGGTTGCATCGTTGCAGATTTTGCAGGAGTCTCGCCCTGCCACCACGACTTGATCCCGTCGTATAAGGCTCCACCCGCAAACGATCCTCCCATACCGCCAATCACCCCACCTACGACACCACCAATTGCTGTGCCAAGCCCAGGTAACACCGAACCAATAGCTGCTCCTGTAGCCGCTCCCGCTGCTGCCCCTCCCCAGCCACCAAGTGCTTCTGCTCCCACTTGTGCTGCAGTATCCAACTTGTTCTCTGAACCTGCAATAGCCGTGACGCCTAGTAAAGTTCCGAGAAGAGGCACCCTTCTGAGCCCTCCTTTGAGCATGCTTTTCCAGCCACCCTTGCTTGCGGCTTTGCCAGTCTCCGCTAGATTGCCGCCACTATCTGGTCCAGGTTGGTTACCTGCCGGAGACGTAGATGGGGCGCTGTTCTTGCTTTTTTCTTCTGTTTTGGCGGTTTCGCGTTGAGAACCACCAATAACAGTATCAGGTGTGTGCCCTGCTGTAGAAGCAGTTGGAGAAGCGTTTCGGCGCTTGCCGTCAGCTTTGGTCCCTTCTCCTAGCCCACCCCCAGTATCCGAACTAGGCTTATTGCCTCCTTGAGAGCTACCAGAAGCACCTTTTTTCTTAGATTTACTTTTAAAAGAAGGTCTCATTGTTGTCTTGCCATCACAACAACAGCAGCAGCCTTTGTTCCCACCTGCCCCCAAATTGCCTTTATTAGGGGCAAGCGATGAGTTCTCGTTGGAAGCAGATTTCTCTTTTTTTCTGCCGAAAAAATCTCGTGTTGTGGTCAATAGACCTTTCATGGACGTAACTGTACTGGCAAGCATGACACCAAGCGTAGAAAGTGCTGCAAAAGCACCGCCTACATAAACCGCAGCGAGCCTTGCCTCTGGGGACCAAGTGTTAAACCAGTTAAAGAATCCCGCGGTCACATTCGAAATCGTTACAGCTACTCCAGACAAATCACTAGCAATCTGTGTGACCGCGTCCATTGCTGCATTCTTCGCTGTGTTTTGCGCTTGCATCATCTTCATGAACTCATTCTTATTGACAGCGGCATCATAAGCCAACTGTGTCTCGGATGCATTCACTTTCGAACCAGTCGCACCTGTAGCAATTTTCTTTATTTCTTCCAAGCTGGACGATAACTGCACCCCGCCACTGCCTACTAAAGCCGTCATAATATCTTGTTGTTTAGTTGGATTTTTCGGATCGTTCTTCATCAACGATGTGGACATCAGTACTTTTGCTAAGGCAATGTTCTGAGCGTCTTTATCTCCGGTCGAGAGAGCTGTTGTTAACCTTTTCGCCTCTTCTTCGGCTCTGGTCTTTGCTTCTTCCACGCTCATACCTTGTTTCTTATATTCGGTCTGGAATTGGCTAGTCAATGCTCCTTTAGCGGTTAACTGCTTCAGCGCACCTTCGCGTAGAATACTAAATGACTTTGTATCATTCAAAACCTTCCCCATGGCCTCAAAACTCGTCGCCATTTGTTCAGGTGTTTTGAGGAAATTGCCCTTCTGAGCATTCAGTTCCGCCATCGCCTCTACGAACTTGAGGTTGACACTCGCCCCACCATTATTGCTCATATGCTGAAGTGCATTCGCTAGTTGTTCTGCATTTTGTGTTTGAGTAGATGCCCCCATCGCAGCCATCATCTTCACGGTGTCATCTGGAGCAAATTTGGTCGTAACATTGAGCAGTGCTGCTTGCTTGGCGTATTGTGCACCATTGTCAGCATTGGCCAGCTCACCTTTGGAAATAAGATCCATTGCCTTAGAAAGGCTCATGTATGGATTGAGCGTGGTCATTTGTTTTGCAGTCTCTTCAAATTCCCTGATTTTATCTTCGGATTTCCCGCTAGCAGCATATAACGCACGCTCTCTAGCGACTAACTTCGCTTCGTCTGTTACTGACGCCATACTAGCTCCCAAGGCTACCCCTGTAACCAAGCCTCCAAGCCCGACAAGTTCTTTTTTCACTTCGCCCAGCTTGCTCATCATGTCTTTGAACTCAATCTTCGGCTTCGCAGTCACCTTGTCCAGTTTCTGTGTTTCCTCACGCAGCTTTCGCATGTCCTGTTGCATCTGGGACATACCACCTGAGAACTCTCTTGCCATCTTTTGCATCTCTTTACTGGTTTCGCCCATGGCCTTCGTGAGCTTTTCGGTCTCCTTGACCATATTGCTCATTTCCTTGCGAGCCTCTTTTAATCTCGCTTTTTCAGTTGCCATTCTTTCACCCCCTGTCTCTCCTTACTGTCTCTCTCCACCCAGCAAAACCCGAAAAAAGCCGGGAGACCTACCCCCCAGCTCTTTCCTCGTCCTCTGCCTCAATCATCTGACAAGCAAAAATAAACAGCTTCTGCTTGTACAAATCGACTTCGTACTCGAGTAGATCCGACGGGCGGCCCCTGCCTTTTAAAAAGGCGCGGCAAATATGCCAGGCCTCGCCGTCAGATCGGATTAGTTTTTTGCTTCTTCAATGGCTTCTTCTTCCGTCTGGGTTGCATTGACTTCACGGACCGCATTGAGCAGCTTGGTGTAGCCATCTGGATTGTCGCGGAAAATTTTCTCGACGAGCTCGTACTTGGTGCCGACCTTGTACGCTTTCTTCAGCTCTTCCTGATTCCAAGGGAAATCGTGCTCGGTGGCTTTCACCAGACGGGCATCGTTGTACAGGAACCAATCCGTTTTCTCGCCTTTGTCAGCCATTCGCTCGCACTCGCGCAGCTCGGACAAATTCAGTTGACGAACCTTCCATTCGTCACCGTCGATGGTTACGGTGATTTCTTTTCGCGGAGCTTGTTCATTGGCTTTGGCCAAAAATTTCTCGAGTTTGTTTTTGTTCATATTCAAGCACTCTCCTATTCAGTGTAGGTTGGCAATTCATCGAGGTAGTCCGGCTTTTCGATGGACATCCCTTTCAGGTCATATGTCGCGTGATCGTTGCCGTCTGCTTTGGCTTCCCACAGCGTAATTTCGTCTGGGTTCAGAACGATGTTGGAGATGCGGACGCGTTCGGAGTTGCCCGCCTCCTTGTCCAGTGTCTCGCCGATCAGGAATGGGAGGACTGGGGTCTTGCCTTGAGTCAATTGATCGACGCAGTAGTATTTGAGCGCAGCGTTGGTTGCGGTAATTTTCAATGTCACTTCTACATGCCAGTCGTTGACGGTCTGGATTTTCCCTTTTTGCAGGCGGTTCGTGTCGCCGTACTCTACCTTGAGAACCATTTTTCCTTCCAAGGTACCGAAGATCGGGTCTCCGTTTTCATCGTAAATTTGGCAGTTCTTCAGTTTAATATCGCGTGCAATAGCCAATTACAGCACCTCCCAGTCAATGTCAAAGTATTCGATGGCATCAAGCGGTTTCGCAGACAAGAGGAAGCCACGGCGATCCCCGATGCCGTTCTTTTGATCCGTAAACGTCCAGCCAGTATCAATCGCGCCTTGCTGCTCGCGGACGGTCATGTACGCGTTGACGGCAGAGACAAATACCGCGCCGCCCAAATCGTTGTTAGCGAGCTTGCCTTTGTATTTCTTGCCGACTTGGCTGATGTCGTTGACGATCTGATCCAGCGTCATGCTGACACGGATTTTGCCGTAGTCCTCGCGCTCATGCGTACCCAGAACAGCCAGTGTATTGACGGCGCTCTCGATGATGTACACATCGCCGTCGCGGGTTGCGATCAGCGTACCAGAGCCGAGTGCACTCAAAATATCGGTGTGGCCCCAATCCTTGAGCGCTTTTTTCAACGGAACGACGACGGCTGTCAGCGATTCATGCGCAGGTGTCGCGGCGATCATACCCGCTACCCATGCGGCCCACTCCAGGCTGCCATATACTTTTCCGTTGTTGTGCTGACCAGCAATGGCACTATTGACGACAAAACGGGCATTTTGCGCCACAGAGCGCTCGATGTGCTTCGCCATGTTCTCGTCATCCGCCGCCTTGCCGCCGATCACCAGCGTGCTGAGCTTCTTATTTTGCATGCGACGATCGCTCATGAATTGCTTCGCTGCCGCTTGTACAGCCGCATCGTCAAAAGGCAGATACATCGTGTCAAAATCAGCACCGGACACAGCCATGAACAGCTTAGTCGAGTCAGCTGGGGCAAGCGCTACTGTGCCACTTTTCGCTCCTGTTAGCGCTGTTTCTGGCACAATTGTAACGACAGTCTCGCCCAGTTTTTTCACACGCACATAGTTGGATTGGCTCGTTTTCGCTGCCAGCTCATTCGCATCCGCAAACGAAAACTTCTCAGTTTGCAGCGGGCCTGTTACCTGGAGTTCTTTTTTACCTGGCTCGGACGTTGAGGACGCGATGGCAACCTTCAACTCGTTACCTACCAAACCTGGATACAGAGCCTCGACTCTGATCGCATCCGCTTGCTCATACGCTGCTTTTTGGGCTGTGCCATTCGTCATGCGGTATGCGAGAATTGTCGCGCCGCCTTCTGCTGCCAATTCTACGGTATCGACCTTGCCAAACGTCTGCGCTAGTCGCTCCTCAAAGCTCCCCAGCTTGACGAGCTCATCTGTCGCACCCCACTCTGCTTGGTACGGCACCAATACGACACCGCTCTTTGGTACTACACGTTCTTTTGCTTTTGCGATCAGTTCGACCGTTACACCCGGACGTTCACGTTGAATGGTCATGCTTACACCCCGCCTTTGTATTTGGTCAGTCGGCTCTTCACTTGTCCTTCTGCCAGTTCTTGATTATCTTCTTCAGAAAAAAGAGCACCTGCTACCTCGAACCGTTCGGCTCCAAGGTAAGCGGCGCTCTTGATCCACTCTTGTTTGGTTTGCACAAGCTCTGAGGCCTGTGCTTGTTGTTCTTTACGTGCCACTATGATCGGACCCCCTCTACATCAAATTCGTTGATTTTGTCTGTAACTGCTCTCTGTACCGCCACGTTGTAGGTGAACTGGAACGCGATTTCCGTCCGGTCCTTTTTATCCCGCCAAATACGCAAGGTGGAGCTGTCGATCTCGATGGACAATCCAGACGTCTTGCCTTGATAGCTAAATTGCCTTTGGCGAAGAAGCTCACGCAGCGGCTCAGCTGAAAGCGGCTGATAGACATCTGCTACCTTTGGATAGTGGAGGACGATGGCTGCTTCTGAGACCACCTGATAGGAAGTGAGGCTTCTTCCTTCTTCACGGACCCCTTGCGTCAAAAGAAACGCGATAGGCGGCTGAAATCGCTGCGCCATCCAGTCGTCCACATTCACAACAGTAGCCAGCTCTGGATACGCTTCATTTACTAGTTCAATGAGAACGGCTAGCTCACGATCCATCCAGCTTCCACCTCCCATACTTGCGGTATTCTCTTCTGTCTTCGTCACATGTCTCTTCCCCCCACTATTTCACTTCATTTGGCAAGGCATCCACGGCAAATGCCCGCCGAGCAAGGAGCAAGTAGCCTATAGCTTTAAACTCGCAACATCGTGTGGCGCCAATCGCCATTTTCCCTGCTCGCCGGACAGTTGAGTCGTCGGCGTACATAAAAAGCCACCCGACAGCTTCATCGGATGGCTCGTATCTCTCTTACTTGTTTCGCTTGACTCAAGTATAACCCATTCGGAGGAAAAACCGGGAAAATGACCCTATGTGTCAGGTAGTGTCAACCTTTGTCAGTCTCAACATGCTTGCGAAAATGAAAAGAAGCTGTCTTCATCAGACAGCTTCTCAGAGTGTTGAGAAAGTCCCCTTTCGCAAAAAAGGGGGCTTTTTGGGCCATTTTAGGGGGTACAAATATGTCTCCCCACCTTCGTAAAACGCCTTAGAAGCGAATCTAGAAGGTCAAAATTTTTCATCTAAATCCGAGAAATCCAGACTGGGGGTTTCTCGACAGCCTGAGAAGCTGTCTTCATCAGACAGCTTCTCGTCTATCGCGGGGTGCTTTGTTTCCATTATCCAGTCTGCTGTGCCTGGTCGCCATACATCGCCCATGCCATCTTCATCACGGCACTGCGCTTGATTTCATAATACCGCTGTCGGGACACACCGATTTCTTTGGCAATCAGATTGTTCTTATCGCCATCCAGCAAAGCTTCGACTACCAATCGCTCTTGCTCCCCCGGAATCGTCTCTACCGCTTGGTTGATTCGCTCGATTTTATCCTGCAAATTTTGCAGCCTCTTCCACTTTCGCTCCCTGCGCGCAACCTCCGCATGCGTCCTATCTCCGGTGGTGCCCTTTCCTTTTGGCATGCCTGAATCTAATCCGTACTGAGAGACCATTCCTTCCCCCGCCTCGCGCAAAAAACGCTGGATGCGTATGATCTCGATCTGCATGTAATTGTAGTCGCGGATTTCTTCCTCGGCTTTTTGTAGAAAATCTACGATGGGTGCTTGCTCACCCAAGCGGACGAAGCCTTCTTTTCTAGCGGATACTGTCTTTTGCTGCCCTTTTGCCTTTTGATCCCGCATGTACTTATCCCACTCCGGGCAAGAATCGATTTTTCCTACGTGTTTATCATGAACCTGGCAATGTGATTTCTTTCCCCAACACGTTGCCGGACACACCTCGCATACTGCTTCCATGAAAATATTTTTGCTGATCAAGGCATTATTCCCCCTCGGTCATATATATGAAGTCCGTATGATTGCTTAACGGTTTTCGTTGACTCTTGCGCCTTTTCTTACTCTTTGAGACAAACCGATCTGTCCGATAATGACTCCGATCAATAAGACTGCTGCTCCGATTAATGCTGCTTCTATCATTTCGTACGTATCTCCTTTGCATCGTCATTTTCTTGTATAATGAAAGGGGGCAAAGAGGATACTCACCAGTTGTATTCTTTGCCCCAAGCAATTAATGGGGATTCCGATCGTCAGTCGGAGTCTCCTTTTTTTGTTCCAGCTGCTCTTTCTTTTTCTCTTTGTTTGCCTTTAATTGCAGGTTGAACAGATTATTAATCCGAATCTGCAAATCTACCTGCTTAAACGTGACGATTAAAGCAAGGAAGCACACGACAACCGCGAGAACCTGAACGTAATCAATCGTCATCAT